TTACTGACCTCACACTATTAATCCTCACCCGGCTATTTTTTTAGGATTTAAACCATGAGCGACGGCGCAATCTCAATAAAACTTGCTCCAAGTTATCAAATGCAAGGCGTGCAACAGCGCGTGGATACATACCCACGGAATGAAAACACGATCGAAAATGAACGTTTTTATCCGGATTTATCTATTGCTGATGTACGAAACGAACTGCGTATTGATGGCACAGTTACCACGGCACGGCTAAAAGACGCACTGATAGAAGCAATGGCAAGCATTAACGCCGAACTGAAACCGCTAAAAATTGCTTATCCGGAAGCTACCGAACTACGACAAACCGACAATAGAGAAATCAACGGTGAAAATGTCGCGGAATACCGCTACAAACGCGCAGTGAAATCCCTTGCACTAGCAAACCTTTATGAGCGCTATGCAGGCTATGACACCACAAACGACGGCGAACGAAAAATGGAAATGCTACAAGAAAGCATAGACCAACTGCGCCGCGACGCCCGTTTTGCCGTTAGTGACATGCTGGCAACCCACCGCATAAACGTGGAGCTAATTTAATGCAAGTGATGGCACAACAAGACGACAACTTAGACCTACTTATTTACCGCCACTTAGGCAATAGTGCAGGGCTACTGGAGCAAACGTTGATATTAAACCCTGGCATAAGTGCCACGGCGATTTTACCCATCGGCACTGTGGTTACTTTGCCGGATAAACAAAGTCAACCAGCAATAAATAACACCGTCCAACTGTGGACATAAGGGCAGGTATGGACAAACACACAACAACATACACCACTATTCAGGCTTATTTCGGATCATTTATGGCATTTTTCGCGGGGATCAACTGGAGCACTGTCGCTTCAATTTGCGGGATTTTGTTCGGCTTGGCCACAATCCTGATCAACTGGTATTACAAACAGAAAGAATATGAGCTAAGAAAAATACAAATCGAAAAGGACTTACACAATGATAAAAACGCTTGCTAAATATGCTTGTGCCGTAAGCGCCGTTATTGCCCTAGTGATGGCGAATTACGGCACCGAACTACGCACTAGCCAACGCGGCCTAGAACTTATCGGAAATGCTGAGGGGTGTTACTCAAAACCATATCAATGCCCCGCAGACGTGCTAACAGTAGGTATCGGAACCACAGATGCCGTAGAAAAAATTGAGCGCAAGAAAATTTACACCTTGGAAGAAATTGCCGCACTTTTTGCGAAAGGCATTAAACAAGCGGAAGCCTGCGTAAACCAATACGCAAACGGTGCAAATATGCCCCAAGGCGCATTTGATGCGTTAGTTTCTATCACCTTCAACATGGGGTGCGGGACAATGCAAAAAAGCACTATGTTCAAACTTGCGCGTGAGGGATATAGCAAGGTTATGTGTTCACAGTTCCCCCGCTGGATTTATGCGGACGGGAAAATTTTGCCTGGCTTAGTAGAAAGACGAAACAAGGAGCGATTGTTATGTTTGGGTTTTTAAGCACAAAAGAAAAAATTGTGATGTTTATTTTTCCGGTATTGCTGGTTTTAGTCGTGATTTTTTTGGGCTATGAAGCCAGCGTTTGGCGCGCAGAAGCCGCGCTGGAAAAAGAAAAAAAGGAAGCATGGCAAAAGCAATATATCGACTTAAACCAACAACTTGCGGAATTTAACCAAAAACAGACCGCACTTTTAACCGCTATTGAAAATTTAGAAATCGCCAACCAACAAACACAAGAGGAAATCGGCAATGCACTGCAAAACAATCAGACTTGGAGCAATGAGCCTGTGCCTAGCGATATTAAACGCGTGTTCAACACCCCCGCAAGCGCCAAGTAAGCAACCTATTCTTTGCCCGCAATCCAACAAATGCGGAAAAGTCCCGTTACACATTGAGACTAACCGTGATTTGGTTATTGGCTTACAAAACAACATTTCAATGGTTGCCGTATGCACATTGGAGTTAAACACATTAAAACAATGCATCAGCGACTTTAACAAAACAACGGAATCACTAAAAAAATGACCGATATTTTAGACCGCGCCCAAGCGCTCGAACAAATGCACCGTGAAATCGCGCTAAAACAACGCGTCACCATGACGCACCAAGAAAGCGCCTATTACTGCGAAGACTGCGGCGAAGAAATCCCGCAACAACGCCGCGCCGCCGTCCGTGGCGTGATCCGTTGCGTTGTCTGCCAAGGCAACCACGAAAAGAGAATAAGAAATTTTAGAAAGTGAGAAAAACCATCATTTCCTTATTTATGCTTGCCGCCTTGGGCTTGCCACATATCGCCTGCGCCGACGTGCATACCGTCAGTTTTAAAAATGGAATGTTTGGCAAATATAGCAATTATCCCGATGTCAGAATTGCTGAAATTTGCGTGCATGGCGTGGGTTATTTGGTATCAGATAACGGATATATGCTGGTTGCCGTTGATAAAGATAACCGCCCTTTAATTTGCAGGGATCCACAAAATGAAAAAACCAAACCAAATTAGAAAAGCGCTGGAAGAAAGCAACCCGTTTTTTGTGCAAAACCCCGACAGCCTGCAACTTTACACGGACGGCGGCCAGGTTATTTGCACCGGTGCAAAATCATTAAGTTACGAATACCGATACACGCTAAACATCATAGTAACCGACTACGCCGACGACATCGCGCGCATTATTGTGCCGGTGCTGGCGTATTTGCGCGTAAACCAGCCGGAACTCTTTGAAAACCCGCAACGGCGGGAGAATAGTTTTAAATTTATCACCGATTACAACAACAACGACACACTGGATTTATCAATCGAAATCCAACTCACGGAACGTGTAGTCCAGACAACCAACGCCAACGGTGACGCAATCTTGCAATATGAGCCAGAACCGACGTGGGACGAGCCGGAAAGCATCCGAGTGTATTTAGAAACAGAAGAAAATCTGATTTTAGAAAGCAAAAAGTAACTCATGGCAACCATCGAACAAGTGCAAGCGCGCCTGAATGCGCTGATTAACAATTTAAGCCCGCAGGCACGGCAACAACTGGCGCGCCGAATCGGGCAACAGTTGCGCAAAAGCCAACAGGCACGCATAGCACGCCAACAAAACCCGGACGGCTCAAAATATGAATCGCGAAAGCAACAGAAATTGCGCAGAAAGAAAGGGCGTGTCAAACGCCGGGCAATGTTTGTCAAGCTGAAAACCGCCCGCTTTTTGAAAATCCGCACTAATGCAAACGAAGCAGTGATCGGCTTTACCGGAAGCGCGGCAGATATTGCAACAATCCATCAATACGGATTAAGCGCAAAACCAACAAAAAATGCAAATTATAAAGTGCAATATGCCCAGCGGGAGTTGCTGGGCTTTTCGGAAAGTGATATGGAATTGATTGAAAATTTGATACTAGAGCAACTGTCAATTTAGTTATGCGTTTGCGTTTTTATCAGGCAACGACATTACAACAAAACCAAAAATAACAGTAAGCAGTAAAGAAAGAATAAGGCTATCGGTGAGTAACCAAAGCAGAAAAACTAATGCGGTAATTGGGAAAAATGCCACTGTTGCCATACTGAAAATAGCCGAAACCATAGTCAAAGTTAAGCCGCCGACGAAAAACAGCATTAAGCAAATAATGAATAGTGCACCAATAATTGTCAGTATCATCGCCATAATGCCCTCCTTTGTTAGGTCGATTATTAAGCTAAACAGTAAAATTTGTCAATAAGAAGTGAGCAAATATGAATAATTTACAACTTACCGTTTTGTTAAACGCCATTGATAAAATGAGTGCGCCGATGAAAAACGCCTCCAAAAGCGTGAGTGCGCTTTCTGAACAGTTAAAACAGAGCAAGTCTGCTTTGAGAGATCTTGAAAAAGTACAAAATCAAATGGGGGCTTTTTCGCGCACAACAGAAAACATAAAAAAAAGCACGGAGGCTATCGACAAACACGTTAAAAAATTAGACAACTTGCGCAATAAAATTGCCAAGATGAAAAATGAGCGCGTCGATTTAAAAGGCAAAATCAAAGAACATGAACTTTATCACGCGAGTTTGCTTGCAAAGGGAAATACGGTTTCTGCATTCGGTGTTCGATTAAAAATTGCCGACATGACCAAACAATATGAAAAATTAAAGGGAGAAATTGGTTCAACAAGGAAAAAAATCTCTCAAGAAGATTCCGCTTGGAAAGCAAGTCGTCTAGAAAAAGCGCAACAATTACTTCAACTTCGTGATTTAAAAAGAAGACTCAAAGAAATTGGGGTTGATACTAAAAACTTTGCACAACATGAGGGAACATTAGCTGAAAAAATCAAGATGGCAAATACAGCGATTGAGAAACAAAAGTCTGCTCTTGAAAAAGCTAATCGCGCCAAAGCTAGGAATGATAAATATCAAGCTCAAGTATCATGGCTAAAAGATAAAAGTGACCGCATGGCTAATTTCGGTCAGAAAACAATGATTAGTGGGGTGGCAACTGCCGGATTATTAGCAAAGCCGACACAAGAATTTGCAGCTGCAGAACGTGCAGCCACAAATTTAAAAGTGGCAATGATGGATAAAGACGGCAAAGTCTCCGACAGTTATGAAAAAATCAATCAACTTGCGACCGAGTTGGGAAATAGATTGCCGGGCACAACCGCTGATTTTAAAGATTTAATGACCATGCTTATTCGTCAAGGGATGAGTGTTGAAACCATTCTTGGCGGCACCGGCGAAGCTGCGGCTTATTTATCCGTTCAGCTTGAAATGCCACCGAAACAAGCTGCTGAATTTGCCGCCAAAATGCAAGATGCCACACGCACCACCGAAAAAGACATGATGGATTTAATGGATGTCATCCAAAAGGGCTTTTATGCCGGCGTGGACCCGACCAATATGCTGGGTGCTTTCAAAAATCTTGGCTCTGCAATGGATACTATCAAAATTAAAGGCTTGGAAGGAGCGAAAGTACTTGCGCCATTTGTGGCAATGTTCGACCAAGCGGGAATGGACGGATCAGCATTAGGTAACGCTATGCGAAAAGTCCTGCAAAAAGGGATGAAGCACGGAGATATTAAAGCAAACTTAAACAAACTTCGAAAAAAAGGCATTTTAAAATCAAACATTGATCTTGATTTTACCAATGGCAAAGGGGAATTTGGCGGCTTTGATAAATTCTTTAGCGAGCTTGAGAAGGTAAAAAAACTCAACACATCTGAAAGAATAAAAGTGGTTGAAGGTATATTTGGTAATGATGCAGAAGTAACCCAAGTGCTTTATACCTTACTTGAAAAAGGTAAAACCGGCTATGAAGAATTTGCCGCAAAAATGGAAAAGCAAGCAACCTTGCGTAAACGCGTGGATGAACAACTTCGCACACTATCTAACGTCTGGGAAGCGGCAACCGGTACCTTTACTAATTTACTCGTAGAAATCGGTTCAACTTATGCACCACAGCTCAAAGCTTTAATAGATGAATTTGGCGCTTTAGCTGAAAAAGCGATGAACTGGGTTAAGGCTAATCCGGAATTAGTCGGTAGTTTTGCCAAATGGATTGCTATTGGCGGTGCGACAATGATTGTAGTCGGTGGATTGTCCACTTTATTAAGCTATACACTGTATCCTGTGGCGCGTTTAGGTCTTGGATTTGCAAAATTAACCGGCATTAATACCCTCCTAGC